GTCCCGAAGGCGGAGCGCTGCATCTCGAGCTGGCGCTCGAAGAGCTCGCGGAGGCGGTCCATCTCAGAATGGGTCGTCGTCGTCGTCGTCGGCGCGCTTCTTCTTGGCGGGCGACTTCGTCTTCTCCGAGCGGGAGCGCTTCTTGGGCTCCTCCTCGTCATCCTCGTCGTCGTCGTCGTCGTCGTCGTCCTCTTCCGGCTCGGGCCGTGCCTTCTTCGACTTCTTGCGGGGAGCCGCTTCCTCCTCGTCGTCGTCGTCGTCGTCGTCCTCTTCCGGCTCGGCCTTCGGTGCCCGCTTCTTGCGCGGCCGCTCGTCCTCCTCGTCCTCCTTCTCGGCCTTCTTCTTGCGCGGCGCCGGCTCGTCGTCCTCGTCCAGCAGCTTGGTGTTGACGAGCTCCTGCGAGCCCGCGTACGGGCCCTTCTTCTGGATCCCGAGCTCCGCCTCGATCTTCATGCCCGCGATCCGCTCGGCCATGACCTCGGCCATCTCGTCGTCGGGGAGGTCGGAGACACCGACCCATCGCGGCTTGAACGCGGCGGTCTTCTTCTTGAAGTGGAACAGCGCCCCGCGCGACGCGTCGTCGTCGGGGATGTTCAGCGGAACATCCGAGACCCGGCCCTTGTCGGGGCCGTGCAGGACCTTGAGGCTCAGCCAGATCATGTCGCCGCCCTTGCTCGTCTCCGCGGCGCGGGCCTCGACCACCTCCAGGTCGTACGACGACTCGTCGAGGACGTCCCCGCCCTCGCCCTCCTCGTCCAGGAACTTGCGTGTCACCTAGTCCTCCTCTCCGCGCCTGCGCGCAGCCTTCTTCTTCGCGGCCGGCTCGCCGCCGTCCCTCTCGCCGCCCGCCCGCTTGGCGAGCGTCGCGGTGATCTTCTCCATCATCGTCTCCAGGTTGTTCTCCCAGCCGTCCTCCTCGTCGAAGGTGACGTCCACGAATCCCTTCTTGAACGTGTGGGTGCGGTCCTTCGCGATGTAGTCGCCGAGCGGCTGCACCCAGAGCAGGCGCCTCGCCTCGCCCTCGATGGTCTCCGCCGCGAGCCTGCCCACGATGTCCACGAAGCCGGGCAGCGTCGCGCCGAGCTGGCCCTGCACGTACGGCCGCTCCTTCGTCTTCTTCTCCGGGCCCTTCTCCACCGAGCCGGTGACATAGACGACGCACTTCATCGGCTTGACCGGGTTGTACTTCAGGTCTCGGAACGCGCGGACCAGCGACTCGCCCTTCCGGAAGAGGGAGCCCCAGTCCTGGATCTCCATCTGCTCGACCCCGGCGATGTCGTCGACGATGCGCTTCTGCATCTCGGACAGCGAGTCCAGGATCACCGACTCGAACGGGTGCCTGCCCTTGCGGAGCCACTGGAACGCGCCCTGGAGCACCTTCAGGCTGGAGACGTGCAGCACGCAGGTCTCGGCCCGCTTCATGGGCGGCGGCGCCTCGTTCACGTTGTCCCAGTCGACCTTCCGGCCGTAGGTGAACTCGGAGCCGCCCTCCGCGTCCAGCACTAGCCGCGGGGCCGGCGCCGTCTGCGCGAGCCACGACTTGCCGCTGCCCCAGTCCCCGTGCACCAGGATCGTCAGCGGGCGAAGCTCATCTAGTTCCATCCCCTACCTCCCTTGTCCCCGGCGCATCCTATCATCAGGCGTCGCCCTCGCCGTAGCGCGCGAGCGGGTCGTGCTCCTCGTACACGGTCTCCGCTACGCCCTCCCAGTCGGAGCCGTCGTCCATGAGCCCGCTGAGGCACACGGCGCCGAACTGGCACGACCAGCGGCACGAGAAGTCCGGGGCCGGCGGCGCGACCTTGTGGTGGTCCGCGCCGCGGTCCAGCGCCGCGGACGCCCTCTGCATCTCGAGCGCCAGCGCGACGACGTGCCGCCAGTGGTGGCGGAGCTCGTGCCGGTTGTGCCGGACCTCCACACGCAGGTAGAACGGCTGCTTCGCGGCGGCGGTCCGCTTGACCTTCTTGAGCATGTTGAGGATGGCGCCGTCCGTCCTCGGCTTCGCGCCCTTCCCCTCCCTCTCTAGCAGGTCCAGGTACTCGAGGAGGTCGTACGTGAGGAGCTGGCGGTCGACCTGCGCGATGGACGGGAGGTCCTCGAAGTTGGCCGTCGTCTTGTGCTCCAGGAACGCGGTCCAGCCGTCGCGCGTCAGGACCTTGCCGTCGAGCTTGCCGAGCAGCCAGAGGCCGGGCTTGAGCTGGACCTCCATCCCGCGCTCCGGCTCGATCACCTTCAGCTCGTAGTCGCAGCCAGTCTCCTCCAGGTGCTCCATGTAGCCCTCGACCATGATGAGCGCGAGCTCCACGTCCTTGAGGATCGCCTCCGAGCTGTCCGGCATCTCGGCGATGAGCTTCTTCGCCTCGCGCTCGATGACCTTCAGCGGGTCGACCCGCCTCTTCGAGGTAAGCGAGTCGTAGTACGCGGCCAGCCCGTCGTTGACCAGGTTCCCGACGGTCGTCGGCGACCGGTAGTCGGACACCTTGCGTAGCCGGCGGTAGTGCCCGAGGAACCACTTCCTCCGGCACCGGGTCCAGTCCTTGATCGAGCTCTGCGTGACGACGAATCGCGTGTCGGTTCGGGCTCGTTCCGTCATTCGTCGATCCCCTCCAGCCGCGCGGCGACCGCCGCGTACCCTGCGACGTCCACCAGCGCGTCGCGGCTCACCTCGCCTGTCGCCATCCGCGCGACCTTGAGGAGGATCAGCATCGCGGCCGCATCGACCGGCTCGACCAGTTGCCGGGCGGCCGCTGCGGATCCCAGGTTGCGCGCGAGGAGGTAGTCGTTCCAGAGGTCGGCGATGGTCCGGAAGTTGTCGCGCGGGTGGCCGTACGCCGCCTGCCGCTCGCCGTAGATGAGGCGCTGCGCCTCATCAAGGACTGTCTCTGGCTCAGCCATACCGCGCATAACGACGACGCCCTGGGTCACCTCGGTGAATCGGTCCAGCCACGCTTCCTCCGCCTCCGGTGAGCTCATGGTCTGGAGCCGGTCCGGCAGCGGGTCCGGCAGGTCGGAGCCCCACCACCCGCCGACGGTCATCAGGTCGCGCCGCTCGGTCGCGGCGGAGACCATGTCCGCGCGCTTGACCGACTCGTCGAACGGCCAGCCCGCGCCGAACCGCCGGGCGACCGCCTCCAGGATCCGCCCCTCGATCTCGGGGAAGACGCCGGGCGCGCGCGCGTTGAGCAGCGACTTCAGCGGGCTGGACACGTCCCCGACGAACGCCTCGCTCGCGTCGTGGAGCAGCCCCTGGAGCGCGAACTCCGGCGGCACTATCCGCGACACGACGACGCAGTGCTGCGCCACTGAGAAGAACGGCTTGCAGTGGCCGGTCCACCGGCAGAGCTGGGAGAGCGCGTGGGCGATCTCCCCCGGCTGGATCATCGCGGGGTCCGGGTCCGACAGGTCGAACGGCCTGCCGCTTAGGAGCGCGATGCTGCTCCGGCTCCCGCCGGTTATCCCGCCGAGCCCGGAGAACTGGTCGTGCAGCGCGTCCGCCCTGTCCTTAGTCATCCCTCTCCCCTCGCGAGCTTGGCCATCGACCCGCTGAGGGACGAGGCCGCAGTTTCCGCGTGAGACTCTTGCGTCCCCCTGCCGGACGGCAGTATGCGGCCGGGCGACTCCCCGGAGTCCGTCGGGCGGTAGTGCGCGCGGGGATGCCGCGGGTTCATGAACTCGATCATCGCGAAGTTCGCCGCGTCCATCAGCCACTCGGTGTTGCCGTCCTCCCGGTACCGCTCCAGTCGCTTCTCGAGCGATGCGACGTGGTCGGACATCGAGTCCGCGACGCGGCCGTACTTGTGGTAGCTCGTCGACATCCGGTCGGCCATCCCCTGGAGGAAGGCCTCCGAGACCTCGGACGGGATGACCCTGACGTGGTAGTCCTTCATCTCGGTCGGCATCCTACTTCCTCCCTAGCAGCCGCTTGAACGTTTCCGCGTCCCGCACGATCTCCTCGAACTTGTCGTCCTTCTCGGCGCCCACCTCGCGGACCCTCGACTCGATGGTCTCCAGCGACTCGACGTCGATGATGGAGACTTTCTTCGCCCGCTGCCCGTCCCGGTGGATCCGGTCCTCGGCCTGCTCGTTCTTCCATTGCGCGAATGACCGCTGGAGGAAGATCCCGGTGGCGGCAGCGTCCTGGAGCCCGTCGAGCCCCTCGCCCCCGGCGCCCAGCGTCAGCAGGACGTACTGGAGGTCGCCGCGGCCGAAGTCGCGGACGACCTTGTCCCGCGCGTAGTCGTCGAAGTCGCCGGTGATGAGCCCGACCTCGAAGCCCCTCTTCGCGAGGCGCGCGGCCGCGAGGTTGACTAGCTGCTTCGACTCCGACATCACCACCGCCCGCTCGTCGCCCAGCTCCTCGGCCAGCTCCATGAGGACGTCCACCTTGCACGACGGCTCGGTCATCAGCACGCGACGCCCGGAGCCGCCGCAGGCCTTGCACTTCTTGCCCGTCCTCTGGCTGGCCCCGCTGCCGTCGCACGGCTTGCACGGCACGAGCTCCGCGAACGACGCCGCGAACTGCCGCAACCGGGTGGCCTTGGCGAGCGCGTTCGTGACGACCGCCGCGCCGCCCGGGATCTCCGCGAGCATCTCCTTCGCCATCGCGTCGTACGCCCTGCGCTGCTTCGGCCCGAGCTCCGCGTCGCGGCGGGAGCGGGTCTTCTCCGGCAGCCACGGCATGAGGACCTTCTTCGGCCGGCGGATGAAGCGCGCGTCGAGGAAGCTGAACAGCTCGTCTTTCGTGTCGTCGCGGAGCCCGAGGATCTCGAGCCCGCCCCACGGGTTCCAGCCGGTGAACGCGTACCGGTCGAGGAACGCGGTCTTCGACGGGTACTCGTCCGGCTCGATGCCGCGGCCTACGCACCAGAGGTCCTCGACGGTGTCCTTCGTCACGGTGCCGGTCCCGGAGTACCGGAACTGCGCGTCGGCCGACACGGCCCACCACGCGCGGGTCTGCTTCGCGCGCGGGTTCGCGGCGCGGTGGCCCTCGTCGGCGACGGCCATCTTCCAGGGGATCTCGTTGAGCTCCTTCGGCTCGCGCTCCTTCTCGGTCAGCCGGACCGCGGAGCCCCAGCCGGACAGGCGGGTGTGCAGGCGCAGCGCCTCCCAGTTGATGATGGCGACGTCCGCCTCCCCGTCGCGGACCCGCGCGATGCACGCGCGCCTAGCGTTCGCGCTGCCGGTGACGACCTGCGGCCTCGCGCCCCACCACTTCTCGATGAACCGGGCCCACTGGAACTTCGTGCTGTTCGGGCAGACGACCAGGGCCGGCGTCGCGTCCAGCACCGCGCCGAGCGCGGCGAGGATCACGGACTTCCCCGAGCCCATCCCGTCGCCGAGGATCGCGTGCTCCGCTATCTGGAGGAAGCCGACCGCCGCGCGCTGCGGCGGCCTGAGCTTGCCCGCGCGGAAGTAGCCGGGGAGGTCGTACTCGAGCAGGTCGCGGACCTCCATCGCGGGGGTCACCCGGTCGCGCAGCTCCCGGCGGGCCCACTTCTTCAGGTCCGGGCCGACCTCCAGCTTCTTGCCGAACACCCCGCGCAGCGCGACGCACGACGCCCACGAGCCGGTCGTGGCCCAGTGCTCGCCGCCCGGGTGCCCCTTGACCTTGCAGCGGGGATGGTACTTCGCGCCCGGAACGGTGCGGATCAGGTGGACCTCGCGGGGCCCGATGGTCATGACGATGTCCGCGCCCGACAGCTCAGCCGTTGCCACTCCCCACCTCCTCCCGCGCCGATCCTATCAGAGTGAGGAAGAACTGGAGTTCGTGGTCGGCGAGGTACTTCAGCAGGTGCCGGCAGGCGTCGTTCCGGTGCCCGCCCGTGGTCGACGCGAACCAGCCGGCCGCGCGCAGCTTGTGGTCGGTGCCGAAGGACTTGCCGTCCGACGCGGTCTGCGGCCGCGCGAACTCCACGCCGTGGACGTAGCAGAGCCAGCGGAGGATCCCGAGCTGCTCCAGCGACCAGAGCTCGCCCTGCGTCTTCTTGAGCGTCTTCATGGTGATGACGAAGTCCTCGACGACGACTACGTCGACCTTGCCCTTCGAGAGCACGTGCTCCGCCATGTCGAGGAACTCCATCATCCCCGCCTGGTCGGCCGCGAACGAGTGCTTCCGCACCGTGTCCACGAAGGCCCAGCCCGTCGTCTTTCCCGGGTCCACCGCGAGGATCCTCATCTTGCCTCCGAGAGTGTCTTGCGTCTCATCGCTTCGGCAGCTTCCTGCGGGTCTCGGCGTATGCGTCCCCCCACCTGTCAACGACCTTCGGCTCGACCGGGAACGGGACGGAGAACTCGTCGGTCTCCATCGCCTCGCGGATCGCCGGCAGCACCTCGTCCAGCTCGTCCCGCGGGACGTCCCAAAGGATCTCGTCGTGCACCGGGAGGATCATGTACTCGCCGAGGCCGGCGCGGTCCGCCGCGATCATCGCGCGCTTCGTGATGACCGCGCACCCCCCCTGTATCCGGTAGTTCACGGCGACGTAGAGCTTGTCGGTCGGGACCTGGAGCCGCGCGCCGCTGTCGGTGACCACCCACCCGTACGCGCCCCCGGCCGCGCGCTCCTTCACCTTCTGCTGCACCTGCTTGGACCAGCGCCCGACCTCCGGCGAGGTCCGGTCGTACAGCCTGACCGCCTTCTTCGCCTCCGCGACGGAGACGCCGGCCGCGAACGCGATCCTCGCGACGCCCGCGCCGTACACCTTCGCGTAGTTGACGTTCTTCGTCGTCTGCCGCTGCTTCACCGTGAAGCCCGCGCCGTAGAGCTGCTCCGCCATGTGGGCGTGCATGTCCTCCCCGCTCATCGCGGCCTCGACCAGCGCGGGGTCGCGGCACAGGTGGGCGAGCAGCCGGAGCTCCTGCGCGGAGTAGTCCGCCAGCACGAGCGCGTTGTCCTCGCTGCGCGGCACGAACGCGTCGCGCTCCAACGCGCGGCGCGGGATGTTCTGCATCGACGGGCGGGAGATGCTCATCCTGCCGGTCCGCTCCGCGCCGAGCGGGCTGATGTTGCAGTGCACCAGCCCATCGACCTCCAGCCGCAGGTACGCGCCTAGGTAGGTCCCGACCGCCTTCTTCCGGTCGCGCGCCGCCAGCGTGTCCCGCGCGAGCGGGTGGTCCACCTGCGAGAGGACCTCCTCGTCGAGCGCCTGGTTCCCCTTGTCGGTCAGCTTCGGCGGGAGCCGGACCCCGTCCGCCTCCAGGGCGCGGATCACCTGCGCGGTCGCGTGGAGGTTGACGTCCGGCCAGCGGGCCTCGATCTTCGCGAGCTCCCGGCTCAGCACGCGGGCCCAGTCCTCGCAGTACCCGACGTCCACCGCCGCGCCGCGGAGCTCCACGTCCAGGAGGACGAGGCTCGCCGCGAGCTCCATCTCGTACGCGTCGCTCTTCCGGATGCCCTCCGGGATGAACTCCCACAGCCGGCATGTCAGGACCGGGTCCAGCGCGCCGTACGTCCAGTAGGGCTCGAAGTCCACCGGCACGGTCTCCCACGTCCAGTGGGCCTTCCTCATGCCCTCCGTCAGCGCGCGCTGCCCGGCCGCGGCACCGCGGTCGACGTACATCGTGGCCGCCTGCTTGAGCCCCTTCGGCCCCTGCGACGCGTAGAGGTGGCAGAGGATCATGGTGTCGTTCATCAGGTGGCGCGGCGTCGGGACGCCGTCGACCTCCAGCATCGAGCAGTCAAACTTGGTGTTATGGCCTGCCATCGGCCCCGTGTACTTTCGCATGACGTCCGCAACGAGGCCCTTCCAGTCTGGGTAGGGGAAAGCCCAGCCCGTCTGAGTGTCGCCGAACTGCGCAAGTCGGATGCGATTGTGGAATGGGTCTAGTCCAGTGGTTTCCACATCGAAGCCTAGAACCTCCCGTCCTCGATCTTCGCTAAGCCAGCGCATGAAGGATTCGGCTTCGTCGAACGAGTCGACCAGCACGACTTCTGCCTTCATGCCTCGCACTCCGCGAGCATTGCGCGGGCCTGCTCCTGCCGGCGAGAGCCAAGCAGTGGGAGGAGCCTAGATAGTGCTACGCGTGCATCGTCATTCTGCGCTTGCCATCTCCAGATGGGCTTGGTCCCCATCGAGCCTACATAGGCGTACGGCCCATAGATCTTTCCGCACCCGACTGCGGTTGCGAACCGAGCCACTGTCTCTTCGTCTGTCATGGCAAGAGCGACGCGAGGATAGCGGTACAGTTTCCTACTTCCATGGTCTGCGCGTGTTCGCCTAGTAGAGATCGTGCCGTCCCCCTCGAACAGGCCGGCCGCCCACGCGATGATGTCAGCCTGCACGCTCTACCTGCTCGCGGTACCAGCGCTCGCTCGGCGTCTCGTCCTCCAGCGGCTTCCCCCTCGCGATGCGGATCGCCCGCGACATCATGTCGCCGCAGTCGCGCCCGGAGATCCCCCGCGGGTGGTCCGGTACCGGCACGCGCAGGTTGTCTCCGCTGAGCCCCTCCGCCCACTCCCACGAGCCCTCGTAGAGGTGCATCGACGCCGCGCGGTGGCGGTACGGCCCGGCCTCCAGCCCGAGCAGGCCGGCGACCGACAGCTGTAGCTGGGTGAACTGCCCGACGTCGTGCTTGAACCCCTTGTCCACATCGTTCGACCGCATGGCGACATCGAGCTCCAGCCGGTCGCGGCGGATCAGGAAGTGGAGCGTGGTCGTGCACGGGAAGTCCAGGCTCTCCTCCCGCAGCGCGTCCTCGTCGCCCCAGATGCTGAGGACCGCCTGGCGCGTGTCGTGGTCCGCCGCGAGCCGGCGGACCGTCGCGGGGAGCGTCCGCCAGATCCGAGGGCCATACGCCCCATCGAAGCTGCCGGTGCTCGGGTTCACGAAGTCGGCGAGCGCCGGCACCATCCGGACCGAGAACTTCGGGTCGGAGAACCCTCCGATGAGCTGGAGCGCCTCGCACGCGACGACGCGCGCGCCGAAGTTCGCGTTCATGCCGGGCATGAAGGCGTCGCCCGGCCGCACGATCTGGACCTCCAGCCCGCGGACCTCCAACGTCCGCTTGCCGCGCGGGGAGACCTCGTCGCCGTAGCGCAGCACCGCGCCGGCCACCTGGTGAAGCGCCTCGCGCCCGTTCCTCGCGAAGATGTTCACGCCCCCGCCTCCGCCTCGAAGGCGAACTGCGCGATCCAGTCGAGCGTCCCCTCCCCGGCGGCCCTGCCGGCGGTGGACGACTCGCCCGACTGGTCGTACTCGAAGACCGGCATGTGGGTCAGCTTCTTGGCGGTCAGGTAGTTGAGCCGGGCGACGTCTAGCAGCGAGCGCCCGCCCTCCATCCGCGCGAGGGGCTCGTCCTTCCCGGACCGCTCGGCCTCCAGGATCCGGCCCCACACGCCGTCGAGGTCGGAGTGGCAGAGGGCGGTGACCGCGCCGAGCCCGGCGAAGACGTCGTCGATGTACTCGAACGCGCTGAGGCTCATGATGGTCTCGCGCCCGTAGACGCCCGGCCACACGAGCTCTCCCCAGAAGCTGCGGTCGAGGATCAGGTTGAGGCCGGCGCGCGGGCGGTAGCCCGCGAGCGGCGCGAGGTACTCGGTGAACGGGTCGGCCGCGGTCGGCGGCCCCTTGTGGAGGATCGGGCAGCCCAGCCTCTCCGCGAGCTGCGCCGCGAGCGTGGACTTGCCGGTGCGGTCTAGCCCCTCCAGGACGATAAGCGCCATGCGTCTCTCCTCCCTGTCCGTTCCCCAAGTGGACGGGGTGCCTCGGCGCGCAGGAGGGAGGTGAGGATGCGGTGGGAAGCCGCGAGTTCCTGTCGGCGCCGAGGTCTACCCCTCACTCCTGCGCCGATCCTACCACGAGCCGCAGACGTCGTCAGCCTCTAGCAGCGCGTCGCCGGCGCGGTCGCCCAGCTCCAGCTTCGGCAGCCAGACCGCCACGCGGCAGGCCCCGTCGTGGCGGAGCCAGTCCTCCGCGACGTCGAAGCACCAGACCATGGCGGCGTCGTCCGGCCTCACAGGACGCCCCCCAGGATCCGGCGGCACGAGCCGCAGTCGATGTACGCCCCGTTGAACCCGGGGCCGCACGGCTGGTACTCCATCCCCGGGCCGACCCGCGCGCCGCAGATGGGCCGGAGCGGCCCGGCGGTCCTGCGCCCGATGGGGAAGTTCTTGCACGGCCTGAGGCACGCGTGGACCTTCGTCGCGCGGCCGGTGGCCGGGTCCGCGAAGTAGCCTGTCGCCATCACGCCCTCCTCGCGAGGGGCCGCGATATGGGCTGGCCCTCGACGGCCTGGGAGCTCAGGTGCCAGCCGCCGCAGCCCGGGCACTCGTACGCGCCGCGCTCCAGGTGCCCGGTCGCGTAGCGCGCCCGGTCGCCCAGCATCGCGCGCCTGATGATGTTGGCCAGCTCGCGGAGCGCGTCGCGCTCGGTCGCGAACGAGAGCTTCCGCCGGCAGGTGTCCTCGCCGGTCGGCGGGCGCCCGCGGCGGACCGGGTCGGCGCTCACAGCGGGCCCCCGAACTCTTCCTCCAGGCGGAGCCACTCGTCGAGCCCCTCGAAGCCGCCGCCCTCCATCTGGACGAACGCCTGCCTGACGGACTCGACCAGGCCGCGCCGCTCGCGGTCGAGCGCGGGATCCTTGGGGTCGCGCCCGGTGCCGGCGCACAGGCGCCGCCAGACGCCCCCGCCCAGGACCTCGCCCCGGGCGCTGCGCTCCTCGTAGTCCACGCGTTCCGGCTCGTCCCTCATCACTTCTTCGCCTTCTTCGTGGCCTTGACGAGGTCCGCGTCGCGGCGGCCGACCGAGGTCAGCGCCTTGTAGGTCTCCCACTCGCCGTCGCTCTCCCAGCTGAGCTCGACCTCGGCGCGAAGCTCGGCGTAGTCTTCCTCCAGCCCGAAGTCCAGGCCGTGGAGGAAGGCCATGTGGTCGAGGTGGTCGGCGCGGAGGTCGAAGTCGATGCCGCACCGGAAGCAGTGCCAGTAGGTCAGGCACTCCCCGCGCTCCTTGCGGGAGGGCGCGTGGCCGTGGCGCTTCGCGGCCCTGCGCTTGTCGACGACCTTCTCGATGGCGACGGCGGCCGGCCGCGGGGTCGGGGCCTTGAGGCCGGCGGCCCTGGCGGCCGCGGCGGCGAAGGCCGAGAA